TTTTGTTGCTGTTCTTTTGTTTGAGCCTCAAAACCTGACAATACTGTTGCGGCTTGATCTTTAGGCAAAAAAGCAGTAACTCGTGCGTAATCTGTTGCTGTTGCGTTTGGGTTTTTAAATAAATTTGCAAGTTCGGTTTGAGCTGTTTGCGCTCTCTGTCTAGCTTGCTGTGCCGCTTGAACTTCAGCAACTCCAGCACCAAGTTTAAACCCACCCAAAGCAGACTCGAATGGACTTTGCACATCCACTGTGTAATCAATTGGGCGCATTAAAGGGTTAATCGTTGCCATGTTCTAGTCCTTAAAACCCAAGTCCTGGAGTTTTTCCTGCGCCATATTGAAAACCAAGAAGTTGACCAGGCAAGTTAAATAATTGTCCATAAGCCTTCGCTTGACCGATCTCACCACCAGCCCGTGCAGCACCCTGTTGAGCAAGTAAATTTGCCACATTTGTGCCTGATTCCATACCAGCCGCACCAACACCAGCGGCAGACCTCTGTCCCAAGGTTGTCATTCCACCCAAGCGACCATATTGTTCTTCAATCAATTGATTCAGCACTTGTGGGCGAAACTGAGCCAATGCTGCTTGTACATTGCCACCACGCAAGCCACCAGTTGCTGATGCTCTTTGAAGTAATGCCTCTTCGCCTTGGCGCGTGAGTTCCTGAAAACGCTCACCTCCGCTGATACGCTCGATGGCGGCACGTTCTGCCTCTGGCCCTCTTAAACCAAGAAACGCTTGCTGTGCCTCCAAAGCTGGCAAGCCAGCCTCTGTGTAAGGTTTTAACAAGGCTTGTAAAGCATCAAACTGTCTCCGCTGTTCTGCAATACCAGCTTCTGCCGCACCTGCTTGGATGCCTGCGGCTTCACCAGCGGCACTGGCCTGCATAGTACTTCCGATAAGTTGGCTTCCACCAACGACTAGGGCGGTTATTGGATCAGGCATCGCCAAACTCCTTCATGTAATCTTCAAAAGTCTCGCCATATAAAGCCATCACATGATGACCATATTTTGTGGCATATCCAGCCCCATGTACTAGCGAAACGGTCATTAAAATCAAATCGTAATATCCAGCTCGCCAAATAAAAGATTTGGCATCTGCTTGTTTATTGCGTTCTGCCGTATCCGAGGCTTGCCACTTGAGAATCATTGTCGCCAACAAAGGCGTTAAATGGGTACTGTTGGCGATAAAAAATGTGTTCTGGTGCATACCCACCAGTGTGTTCCAAATGGTCGCATTGAGGTCTTCTCGTGCCACTTGATCGCCATCTGCTACGTCATCAAAGACTTGGATTGCGTCATAGACCATCATCAGCCAATCAATGGCTGGTTGGGGTAGCATAAAAACCTTGGTCAGGTTTTCTCGCAGTCCATTGGTCATCCACAACTCCTAATTAGGGCAGGCCGCTGGATGCCAGAACTCAGCGGCTTGATTTTCGCACAAATTGACAAAAGGTCAATCCTCATATTCTCTGTCTTCCCAAGCCTGACAAACCCGCATATCGTTACAGATAAAGTTCAGCTTTTCGCAATGACCCCTGAACCCAGCGCCCTTGTCATAAGCCGCCATTGGGATGCGCTCAATTCTGACTTGGGTCATAAAGCTGTTATCGTAATACTCGCAGTTCGAGCAATGCTTACGTCTTGCGTCTTTTTCATCGCACTGCATTGCCTCTGCCAATCCTACGTAAAACTCCTTATTTGCACCAGGCTCATTGGTTGGCATTTCAGGGCCATAGTTCCAATCAGCCACCGCAACGGCATAGTTCTTTTTATTCTCTGCGTTGGTCAAAAATTCTTCTTCCATCGGCAAGCCATTAAAGCCCCGTGGGATAACCATAAATTCTTTCATTTCTAGCTCCTTATGAAATTTCTCGGCCTGATGCTCGAATGGTCAGGGATGTTGCCGCCCCTGCGATTGTAGAAATAAAACCACCAACGTCTAATGCCTGACCTACCAATTCAGGGCAAGTATAGGTTTCATCTGGCACGATGGTACGTGTATCAATAATCAGGTTTGATGCGCCTGCTGAACCACCACTGGTCACCAAGTTGCAACTGAAAGTCACATTGTTGGCACTGGTATTGGTCACCGTGAACTTGTCAATAATTGCCTTGACATTTGTTGCGGTATATTGGGTGGTCTGTGCGTTTTCTGCCTGTTTTGCAGGGATTAGCACTTTTACTGTAACTGTCATTGGACACCTCCGATATTGTTGTTGACTGTGAGAATTATGGATGGAATGCCTGGGTGCGGTGCAGCTGCAGCAAATGCGGCAATCTCAACACTAAGACTTGTGGTTGAAAACATCAATTCAACATAATCATTGGCTTTTAAGTCAAAAAAGTAATTCAGCGATGAAAAAATCTCAGCATTATTACCCTGAATCCTTATTTGACTTGCGCTGTCTGGCACATCGACACCGTTGAGCCTAAACCAAAAATAGAACTCTGCCGTGCCTCCAGTGGTTTTATCCAATTGGAATGAGGTATCAAAGTTGTAGATGCCCTCACTGTCCACAATGATGCGTGAGGTGGGAGTTCCAAGATAAACGCCATTGCTAAGATCAGTGTTATTGAACGTGACGGCAGTGGCTGTATTGATAACTGTCGCTGTCTGGGTGGTGGTGTCGTAAAACGACCCATATCTTGCACGTTTGAATTCTCGTGGTGGTGGGGTCATCTGTAAACCCTCAACAGATTTATTAAGTTTATCCACCAATGCCAAAGCCTGATTTGCTTTACTTTCAGCCAATGCCACAGTCACCGCAGTTTCTTGCGCTAGCAATGCAATCCTGTCTAGTGCATCCTGTGTCTTTGCGCTTAATGCTGCATCATTAACACCAGTCTCTTGCGCCAAGGCACTTAATTGTGCTAATGCTTCGTTTGCTGTTGCCGCTGCATTATCGGCCTGATACTCAAAGTCAGTTCCAACAATTACTTGAAGTTGGTCAACCGTAGAAAACAGCAATTCAAACTGTCTAATCTGTTGCTGATCGGTCAAGAACTCCGCAAGCTGGTCACGGGTCAAGTTAAGTCTGCGGGAAACTGGTGCGGTTGCCATCAGTATGCCAATGCTTCAATCTGTGCCTCTAAGCGCACATAGGATACATGGGCATCACTATCGCCACGGAAACGCTGTATGCGCCAGTTCCTCATATGCCCTTGCTGAAACCAAGCAAGACGCTTTTGGCGGTTGCCAATCGTGCCGACAGAGATAAACTTTTCCTGTGAATAAGTCTGCCCATCCAAAGAATAACTGGTACTGATTTTTGGGTTTTTGCCCAATGCAATGCTACCCGTCAGGCTGACAAGTTCCATCTCGTTGAAAATTGCCCCATTGCTCTCGTTGTAGACAATCAATGTGCCAAACTCCCAACGCACTTGCTGACCCCAATGATGGCCTGTGTCTTGCACCAAGTAACCGATATTGGTGGACTGTGGGTCGCCAACCATCCACTTGTCGTACACCCAAACCATGTTTCTAGCTCGATATTGTGCAAACCCATCTAGAGTTGTAGTCAGCGTGAACCAGACAGGAGTCTGTAATGCCTCGGATGCTGATGCGTCATAAACTATGGTGCGATCAGGCAAATGCACATAAAGATGTTGATGACTTTTATCATTTCTTGCCTCTAACTTGACCAAGGATAATTGTGCCTCGGTGTATTCAAGCAAAAGATTGTCAATTTCTTGTGTGCTGATCTTATTTGCAACAGCGGCTGCTCCAACGTAAATGCTTGGGGCTTCGTTGCGACCACTTCCTAAAAACGCAATGCGCTCAATAAAAACACAGCAAGCAAATGTCCCAACAACGCCCTTTTGTATCTGTGCGCCATCGATTCGTGCAAATGGGAATAACTCACCGCCCACATTATCAAATACCTCAATCGTATTGCGATTCAATGCGTAGATTTCATTTCGCAACTTCAATAGCGCAACCACTGGGTCTGGGTCAACTTCAGAACTTCCATACTTCAAAGGATTAACTTGAGTTGGGTCTGTCAGTTCTGTGACGATCAAGAATTCGCCATCTGTGGTCATAAAATAACCATCGACCCACACCACATCAAGCACCACGCCCAAGTCAGGGTCAGTTACTTGCGTCAATGTTGTGCCATTCCAGTAATACAAGCGCCCACCGGATGCAATCGCAAGTAAATCAAAGCTGTAATCAAATGTCACCAGTTGATCTACTGGCCCACCCACATCT